GGCTTCATGGATTGGTTTTGGGAAGGTGGTGAAAACTGTGTAGTTGCAAAGGAACACATGGATCAGTATTATTGGGATCATGTGTCAGCAACCTGTAAAAGGTAACGATAATGTCATATCAATCTGCATTGATTGCTGCTGGTGCAAACGTGATTGCGTTCGAACACTTTGGAGATTGGCAAGGCTCATGGGTTGCCCTTGTTGAGTATCGTGGTGAGCGTGGTTGGGTGCAAGGTTCATTTGGCTCTTGCGATCACTGCGATGCATTTGAAGCAGAGTTTGGTTGGGATGCTGCAGAGGAAGCCGACTACCAAACACGTCTTGCTTCTTTCGGCGAATCGTATTTGGGTGGACTTCAAACAACTGAATCGATTCTTGCAGAACATGCGCCGAATGCGCATTGGGATGAAGATGCAGACAACATTGTGTTTTGGGTTCGTGAGACCGCACAGACTTATCGGGTGGTATGATGAACGAACGAATCAAACAACTTGCTGAACAGGCTGGAATCACGACCAATTTGGATACTGATTATTTTGAAAAAGACAGTAACAAATGGGTTGACTATTATTCAGACAAGTTTGCCGAGTTGATTGTTCGGGAATGTATTGATGTTGTATCTCAATGCAATCTCGTAGGTGTTGATCCTATAGCACATATCAAAGTTCATTTTGGAGTAAAATAATGAGCGAACACGGTAATTGCCCAAACTGCAATGCTGATCTTGATGGTGGTTCTATTTGGGAACACTTCTTCAAGGAAACTAGAGATGAGCGAGAAGCAACAAGAATTGCTGACATGTATGGTGCAACTCGTGAACGTGGAAGGTTTGGTCGCGCAATTGGACTATATGATCGCGATCAAGACCGAACTGTTGCTTGGAAGTGTCCAGATTGTGAACATGTATGGGAGAGAACATGACAGAAGCATATGTAGATGAGAATGGTCGAATTCGAATAAAGTTCGATCGACTTGAAATGGAAACGCAGATCATGTCTTGCTGGAACATTACATCAGATCTTAAAGATCTGACTGAAGGTGTTTTAGAATATGACATGAGTCCAGATCAAATAGCGAATGCATTGATGGGAATGCAAGAACTATATGAAATTCGATTTGACAAACTGTTTAGAACATTTGAACAACTGGTGAATCAACATGGCAAAACTCTCGATCAGTAAACCGCAATGTTTCACCGACTTTCAGTGGGAGTTGTATCAGATAGAATTGCAAACAGTCAAGAACAGCAAAACACTTGACATTTGTTTTGATTGTACGGTAGAATATCAAGTCAAGATGCGCAAGGAAGGTAAGTGTGCGTTCCCGATGAAGCGTCTTGATAAAGTGACTGAATACGCATGATGCTTATTCCTATTGTTGATTTGGTATTTCTTGCTGCAACAAGTTTTGCTGCCTTTGTCAATCGTGGAACATTGATTGGTTGGATGTGTACATTTTTGGTCATTTGGCAAGTTTGGAATTTGGTGAAATTTTATAGAGAACATCCTTGATTTATTTTGAATTGCGCTATATACTAGTTGTATGATTTCCTGCGTGATTCGCGACGCCCTCATCTTCTTGAGGTGGGACAAGAGTTCCACGGTGCCTATGAATTTCCCCTCCCGCACCGAAAACTGCGATCTTTTTAAGGTGTTGATTTTAAAAGGTTTTTAGCTGTTGTCTTTTGCAGCCTTGTACGTTAGAATATATGTATAAGGTTGATGAGCGTCCTTCGCGATTGCTCTTGCTGTTTAAAAATATTATTGCCGCTGTAGCACAACTGGTAGTGCACCTGATTTGTAATCAGGGGGTTGTAGGTTCGAGTCCTATCGGCGGCACCATGGACCCATCGTCTAACGGTCAGGACACAGCCCTTTCACGGCTGGAATAGGGATTCGAATTCCCTTGGGTTCACCAAATTTTTGTTATGTGATTTTTGAGACCATAACTCAATGGTAGAGTAACTGGCTTTTAACCAGTAAGTTCTGGGTTCGAGTCCCAGTGGTCTCACCAATTTGTGAAAATGTTTTGGCGCGTAGATCAGCGGTAGATCAGCTGACTGTTAATCAGCCTGTCGGTGGTTCGATCCCACCCGTGCCAGCCATCTTGGTGACCTGCAGATGCATCTGTCGGGTTCATCCTATCAGTGTTGAGGCTTTTCCGTTTCGGGAGCACTGATTGATATATGAGGCAGAACGGAATGCATTCTATGTTGCGTGGGGGCATAGATAAGAACGAACCTTAAATGGTAGCCCACGCCTGTTTTGGGGGATTAGTGCTAATGGGAACACGCTGCGTTTGCATCGCAGAGTTGAGAGTTCGATTCTCTCATCCTCCACCAAAACGTGCCGTCTAGTCAACGGCTAGTCTACCCAGATGATGAGAAACGGCGTGATGTCCGTAGGGTGGTTCCAGTCTAACCGAACTGGCGCTGGCAATGCGAAAATCCTCTCTGGGTCGTGAAGTGGATGGAGGCGCGACTTTTTATGCGCTATAGTGACCACCGCAGAGAGGAAGCAACTTTTTCGCTGGATGTGGCGAGCAGTAATGTGTCGCCTTCATCGGATGCCTGGAGTGAGCAAACCCAACTATCCCATCCAGCACTTTTTGAGGAGTCGTCTAACGGCAGGACAGCAGGTTTTGATCCTGCTTATCGTGGTTCGAATCCATGCTCCTCAGCCATATTGGGTGAACGGCGAAGTTGGAGAGTCGCGTCGGACTGTAAATCCGCTGCCATTGGCTGAGTAGGTTCGAATCCTACTTCACCCACCATTTTGTTGCGGTGGCAGAAAAGTTATGCAAGAGTCTGCAAAACTCTTTTATGCTGGTGCGAGTCCAGTCCGCAACTCCAGTTTATGCGGGATTAACTCAGTGGTAGAGTAGTGCCTTTACACGGCAAATGTCGGGAGTTCGACCCTCTCATCCCGCACCAGTTTTGGAGTGATGATGAAAAAGTATATTCATGTCAATCAGCACGTCATTCGTGCAAATAAAAAGAACAACGAAAATAATCCTGTGCTTACCATCAAGGAAGGCAGGAAGAATACTTATTGTCACCGTGTGAAGATTCATGGACCAAGTGAAGTCGTATATTCTGGAAATGAGAAAACACTCTTGCCTTGTGGTGCAAGAGTTGCTGTAGTTACAGAAAGTGAAATTGAAATTATAGAATGATGGGACTATAGCATAACGGTTAATGCAGCGAACTCATAATTCGTTGAGTCTTGGTTCAAATCCAAGTGGTCCCACCACTTTACTTTTACGACTAGATATAGTAGAATAGATGAACAATCGGACAGTAGCACAGCCTGGTAGTGCATCTGCTTTGGGAGCAGAGGGTCGGAGGTTCGAATCCTCTCTGTCCGACCAATTTTATAACTGGAGATTGTTATGGCAAATCATGTGAATACTTCGGTTCGTTTTGACAAACTCAACGATGCTGGCAAAGCAAAGTTGCAAGAACTCTATTCTCGAGTTCGAACTGGAGATGGCTATGAGTGGTTCAGCGACATCTTTGGAATTGATCCAGAAATCACCAAATTATATGAATGGAATCTAGAAAACGTTGGTCCGAAGTGGTGTCACTTCGAAGATCGCGGTGAAGATTATTTCAATACAATCTCTGCATGGAGTTTTCCACAATCAGGATTAGAGTGGCTCTTTGAGCAGATTGCTTCTGTTGATCCTGACTTCATCGCTTCTGTGATGTATGAAGACGAAATGCCAAATTTCTTTGGTGTTTATATTTACAATAAAGATGGTATGATTGATGGATGTGAATGGGGCGAAGAGGGTGAGATCGAAGAGATGATGCACGAAATGGTTCCTGAACTCAATTCGTCAGAAAAAGACAGTCAAGAATATTTCGATCTTTGGTGTGAAAATATTTGGGATCTTGTGCACGACAAACAGGATCAAGTATACAATGACATCATGAGTACGTTGAAGTAATTTTCGCGACTGTGGTGGAATCGGTATACACAACAGACTTAAAATCTGTCGGCGTTAGCCATGTCGGTTCAAGTCCGACCAGTCGCACCAAATTGGAGTCAATATGAAAGATCTGACAGACTTTCGAGAATGGTTTGTTCAAAAATACTATAATCCAGAATGGCTTAATTCTGCAAAAGTTCAATATGCGCAAGCAAATCCATTTCCGCATATTGTGATCGATGATTTTCTTCCACCTGAAGTCCTCGATGAAGTTCTAATTCATTTCGATAGTTACAACAAAGACTATTGGCATAAGTTTGACGGCACACATGAGTTAAAACTCATGTCAAAGAGCGAGTTCTTTATTCCGCAATTCATTCGTCATGTCTTACATGAGTTGAATTCAGGGTATGTTCTAAATTGGCTCGAACATTTGACTCGAGTTCCTGGACTCGTTGCTGATACTCGTCTGTATGGTGGTGGTCTTCATAATATCGAACGTGGTGGTAAACTTGGCGTTCATATTGATTTCAATATTGAAAATCATACTCGTCTGCATCGTCAATTAAATCTTCTGTTGTATCTAAACAAAGATTGGCAAGATGAATGGGGTGGTCATTTAGAATTGTGGAACGCAGATAAGACTGAATGTGTACAGAAGATTGCTCCAATCTTCAATCGTTGTGTGCTGTTCAATACAAACGGAAAGCCATGGCACGGTCATCCTCATCCGTTAAATACTCCTGATGGTGTGACTCGAAAGAGTTTGGCTTTGTACTATTACAACGTTGGTGAAGAGAACGCATATCTGGCAATGATGGATTCACACTCAACTTTATTCGAATAATGCGGTGTTGGCATATTGGTTGTGTCCCAGCCTTCCAAGCTGGTTAAGCGAGTTCGATTCTCGCACACCGCTCCAATTTAATTATGTTTCATTTTCTATACGATACAAACTATATTGCTGCTCGCAACAATGAAGACTATTATCATTTCGGGCACGTAAAAATCCCAACTCCGAGTTGGGATGAAATTCTATTAGAGTTTGATCGTGAATATCAGATACATTTAAAAACAGATTACAAGGATATCTTCAAATTTCAAGATAAACTTGGATTTGTTCTTCATCGTGTCGAACAAATTCCAGTTGTTGGTGAATTTTTAAAACAGATTTCTCGAACACATAATGTTCGTCGTCGCCCACAGAACTTCACTGCGCTCGCATATATAAGTTTGAGTGCAGAGTCAGCCACATATGGACGCCATCATGATGTGATGGATGTTTGGTGTTGGCAAATGACTGGATACACTCTGTGGAAAGTTGAAGGTCGAAAACGAAACTTTGAAAAGGTTTTAGAACCAGGAGAGTTGATTTATGTTCCGCGTGGAATGTGGCATGATACAAAGCCCATGACTCCACGCGTAGGTCTCTCTTTTGGTTCTGAGGATTTGCGCTCGTAGTTCAGCGGATAGAACAACAGCCTTCTAAGCTGTGGGTCGCAGGTTCGATTCCTGCCGAGCGTGCCAATTATAGGTGATGTATGTCATTTGTTGCGAATAAAATCAGAAATACGAAAATCAAACATCTACAATTAGATCCGTTTGGTTTCTGCAACGCCAAATGTTGGTTTTGTCCAGTCAAGTATATCCCGCAGCCTGAAGAAGGCAGTGGAACAATGCATCCAAGTTTGATCGAAAAGATTCTTTCTGACATTCGCGAAGAAATGAAAAAACCTGATAGCGTCATCGATCCAAACTTCAAGACAATCACACTCTCTCACTATAATGAGATTCTGCTTTACAAGCAACTGGATCATCTGTTTGAACTCTTGAGAATTTACAAGTTCAATTGCTATGTTCTAAGCAATGGTGTGTCGCTCACAAAGTCACGCGTTGATCTGATCAAGAGTTATAGCGATGTTGTGATTCACGTTGGTCTAAACATTCCAGCATTTGAGAGAAACTTATGGTCGAAACGCACTGGTTTCTCACCAGAGCAGTTTGACAGATTGATTAATAATGTTCAATATGCTTCTCAAGAATTAAAACATCTTGGCTCTGAATTTCAGATTGGCATTAATGGACTTGATCAGGGTCCAGTTGATGGTGGATATCTTACAAAGGGTCCAGAGTTTAATTCTCTCGAATACGATCTCAATCCTCGAACTGGCGAACATCAGAAACAATTTGAACTGGCTCGGAGTTTATTTCCAGGAATCAATATTCACAAAGATGCGATATATGATCGCGCAGGAACAATTGATCACCTAGTTACCAATAAGCCATATCTGCGTAAACAGCAGCAAGGGAACAAGCAAGTCATTGGTTGCAATAACTGGGGCGATCGATCTACAGAATGGTTGAACGTAAACTCTGCTGGTTCTGTATTTCTATGTTGCAATGATTACAACTTTGATTATAAGTTTGGTGATTTAACAACACAGTCTATTAGAGATGTCTGGCTCAGCGACCTACATATTAATACAGTAGAGAAGGCATACAAAGAAATTTGTACGAATTGTTATTCTGCGAAATTGATGTTTTAGTGAGAAATAATTATGAGTAAAAATACGTTTAACGTTCCATATCTTTTTAATCCTGGTATTCTTGCAGGCAGACTTCCGAATCATCTTTTAAAGAAAGTGAAGAAGGCAGTCAATGATCCAAGTGCTCGTCAGAACAAAGCGATGACGAAAGATTTGGTTGGAAGTATTCGCGAAGAATATGTGACGCCAGAGGTTCCTGGATTGAGAGAATATCTGCATGATATGTACGATGCATGGAAGAATCTCTATAAAACTCCAGATGTTCCATATCGTCTCGATCCAATTTGGACCAACTATATGAAGGCTGGTGAGTTTAATCCGAATCATACTCACCCAAATGCACTTGCAGTCTTTGTAATCTGGATCACAATTCCATACAATTTGCAAGATGAAATTGCTCATAACGGATACAACAATCCTCAATATCCTCCGAAGAACTCTTGCTTTGAGTTTACATACACTACATTCGATGGCAGAATTGTAAGCAATCCTGTTTATGTTGATAAGGGTATGGAAGGAACAGTAACTATGTTCCCATCATCGATGACTCATTGTGTGTATCCATTTTTCACCAGCGATGAAGAAAGAATCTCTATCGCAGGAAATATATACCAGGAATATGAATAATTAATGCGGGCATGATGTAATGGTTGCCTGTGACCTTGCCAAGGTTATCGTGCGAGTTCGATTCTCGCTGCCCGCTCCAATTTTATGAGTCAAGCAAAACAATTAAAATTCGAAGATCTCCAGCCGCATGTAGATATGCTTTGTGATGCTCTTGAGAATAAAGGCGCGTCATCCTCTGGCATCCCTCATGATAGAAAAGTGATTCAGAACGCTCACACATATCGCGAAATCTTGCGGCGTGTGCGAGATAATGAAATCACTGTTGAGAATCTTTTGTTTGATTTAGCATATCTAAATAATCACACGCGAGAAGCCGCCAAGAACAATCAATTCCATAGAATTGACAAGATCGTCGAGGCACTTGACATTTTTATTACTAAAGAGTATAATAAGGTGATGAATGAGATTTCTAACAAGAAAGTTGGTCAAGCCTGAAGATCTGAACGCGAATGATACGTTGTTCGGTGGGCGGTGCTTGGAGTGGATTGACGAAGAGGCTGCAATTTACGCAGCCATTGAAACTCGTCATAAGCGTGTTGTAACAAAGAGCATCTCAGAGATCAACTTTGTTGCTCCTGCTCGTAAGGGTGATGTTGTTGAAATTGGAGTTGCTTTAAAGAAAGTCGGAAACACCAGCATCACTTTAGAGGTGCAGGTGCGCGACTTAACATCACAAAAGATAATTGTAAATATTGAGGAAATGGTTTTTGTTTGTGTCGATGAAAATGGGAAACCAACTCGACACAGTTTGAGGAAATAATTGGATCAGTGGCAGAGCGGTTGATTGCACCAGTCTTGAAAACTGTCGTTCCTTCACGGGAACCGTAGGTTCGAATCCTACCTGATCCGCCAAAATTTGTTTTATGCCCAGGTGGCGGAATGGTATACGCAGTGGTCTTAGAAGCCACCGTCGAAAGGCATGGAGGTTCGAGTCCTCTCCTGGGCACCAATTTGGAGGTTATATGAGTTACACAGTTGGAATTATCGGCAAAGGATTTGTCGGCGGCGCAATGTATGAAAACTTTAAAAACGTTTTCAATACACTCGTTTGGGATACTGATGAGACAAAGCGCACCGTTGCGACTTTTAGAGAATTTGTAGAAACATCAGATATTATTTTTGTTTGCGTCCCAACTCCGATGAGAGTTAGTAGAGAGTGCGATGTTTCTATCGTAAGCAGTGTGATTGACGATATTGCTCAGATCGATCGTCGTAAGTATGTCGTAATCAAGTCAACAGTGACTCCAGGAACAACTTCGCGACTTGCATCTGATTTCAATATGACAATCGGATTCAATCCTGAGTTTCTCACAGAAGCCAATGCTCACAATGATTTTCGCACTCAGCCATTGATTGTTATTGGTGCAGACGATCCAGGTCTTGCAACGGTGATGACTCAGTTGTATTATGAATTTAATTCAGCAGTTGATAACGTTGCTCATGTAATTCAGCGCACAACCAAAGAAGCCGAGTTGTTTAAATATCTTGCAAACAGTTTCTTGGCAACTAAAGTTATTTTCGCAAATGAGTTTAAGATTCTTTGCGACAAGGTCGACGTTGACTATGGTCGCATTGCTGAACTTGCTGTTCTTGATAAACGATTGGGTCATACACACTGGCGTGTTCCAGGACCAGACGGACATTTTGGATTCGGCGGCAGTTGCTTTCCGAAAGACACTTCTGCATTGTTATCTTATGCAGATGAGATTGGAACCGCATTGTGGTTGCTGACTGAAGCAACTTATATCAACGAAGAAATTCGTGGTGAAAATTTTGTTAAACTTCAAGTGGTTGAAGATAAATAATACATTATGAGTCTAGTATTAGTTGTAGACAAAGGTGGGATGCCCAAAGACTGGGTGAACTTCGAAATGGCATCATGTTACTATGCCAAGGATAAGGTTCTCTGGGAATTAGGCGCGAAGATGAAAACCATGCTTGGTGGACACAATGAGCATGGAGAGCAGTCACGCATTGACATCTCCTGTATCATTGGTGTAAGTGGTCCATTACTTGGCGACAAGTTCTATAATAAACAAACTAAATTCGCTGATCGCATGACATTATATGCTCGTGATTGGCACATCTGCGCTTATTGCGGAAATGAGTTTAGCACCAGTCAATTAACCATTGATCATGTGCATCCAAAGTCTCGTGGTGGTGGCAATCAATGGGCAAACTGCGTTACTGCATGTCGCCCATGCAATCATAAAAAGGGTAACAAGACCCCAGAAGAAGCAAAGATGCATCTGTTATATGTTCCGTACGCACCAACTGTGCATGAGCGGATTCTATTGAAGAATCGTAAGGTTCTCGCTGATCAAATGGAATATCTAAAGGCAAGTATTCCTAAAACATCGCGAGTTTGGAGAAATTAATGCTATCAGTTATCGTACCAACAATGTGGCGTTACGAGCCATTTCTAGATTTCTTAGAATTGGTTCTAGAGCAAGAATCAGTTGGAGAAGTTATCATCATTAATAATGATGTTGCATCAACTCCTGAATCTGAAGTTTTGAATCATGAAAAGATTCGAATGCATAATTGCGAAAAGAACATCTATGTTGCACCAGCATGGAATCTGGGAGCAGAGTTGGCAAGATTCGATAAGTTTTGTTTTCTTTCAGATGACTTAGATGTGAACATCGATGTATTCAATAGAGCAGATGAGTTTCTCAAACCAGAAATTGGAATGGTTGCTCTTCTAGTTGACGATCGCGAAGAACATTCATACAGAAGATTTCTAACTGACAATACAATCAATTTTGTGAGTATGAATCATCCTGTTGCTGAAGAGCGCCCACCGCCAGTTGGTATTGGATGTTTGTTCTTTGTTAACAGAAGCGACTATACACCAATCCCTGGAGTGAAGATTTTTCATGGTGAAGTGATGCTTTGGAAAAGAATTGCAACAGCAAAAGAAAATTACATCATCACTAACTGTGAATGTGATACTCCATGGCATGTTACGGTAGACTCTCTTGCGGCAAACAGCGAAACATCAAGAATTTATACTGAGATTCAAATTGCTGATCAAGACGCAGCATTTGGAGTAAACAAAGTGAGATTTTAATATGAGCACTGGTGGAAAAGGAAGTAAGCCTCGTCCATTGAGCATTCCAAGAAAAAAATTTGAGGATAATTGGGATCGCATCTTCGGACAGAAGAAGCAACCGAAACAGAAAACTGCGGGGTAGACTAGAGGTCAAGTCACTGGACTCATAATCCAGTTTCCGTTGGTTCGAATCCAACCCCCGCTACCATTTTGGGAATATGATGACAAGTAAAATAAACTATTGGGCTAAACATATTTTAGTAGGATTACTAATAGGTCTTCCATTAGCATTTTATAGTCCAAAAATCTTAAGATTTCTGGAGATACTATGAAAGCAATCGTGTGGTCAAAAACATCTTGCCCCTATTGCGTCAATGCAAAGAATCTTCTCGTGCAAAAAGGTTACGAAATCGAAGAACGTGTGATTGGAAATGGATTCAGCAAAGAGCAATTGCAAGAAGAAGTCCCGATGGCTCGTACTGTTCCGCAGATTTTCCTAGACGGTGAGTATGTTGGTGGATACGATGATTTGGTGAAGCACTTCGAGAAAAACATCGTGAAGACTTCCGTCCAGCAGCAGTGGGATATCGTCTCGAAATAGAAGCCCGAATCGGCGGTTCTCGCCCCTCCTCCCTCCCCTATCCCTTCCCCGAAAGAGCGCCGCTCTCCGAGGCTCTCCCTCGGTCTCTCGGGGAGCACGTAAGTTATTGATTTCCTTCAGTTTTTTACTATTGCCTTTGCAGCAGGTCTAGGGCATAATATATCTATGGGTTGGGGAAATTGGTCCCCACCCCGATATAGGAAGGAATAAGATTATGGGTCTTACATTAAATCAAATGAAGGCGAATCTGGCTCGTGAGCGTCAGGTTGTGAAGGATATGATCGGCGCCATGAAGGCGACGCGAGAAGCGATTAAAGCATCGCGTGCGATGCAGAGTGCTCTGCGCGCTGAGATTCGTCGCGAGACGCAGATTAATCGCGTCGTGAAGGAAGATCATCGTCGCGCTGTGAAGGAAGCACGTGCGGCGAAGCGAGCCCAGCGAGTGGCTGATCGGATCGCGAAAGCGGAGGCGCGTCTTGCTGAGTTGCGCCTGAAGGCGACTGCCCCCAAGACGATTCGCAAGAATCAGCGAAAAGCCAGCCCTGTGAAGGTTTGGTCGGCTGAAGAAATTGCTGCTCTGAATGCGTAAGCCGTTGATAGAGCAGAGGATTTCCCCCTGCTTTACTTTTGTGGTTGTCTATAGTATGATTGTTCTTGTCCGTTGTTAATTTATTATGGAGTTTTGAAAAATGGCTAATCCTACTCGTAAGATGATTGAAGTGTATGAGATGTTGAAGGACGGCAAGCCGCTGAAGTTTGACACTCTTGTGAAGCGTCTTGGCTGCAAGCCTGTGACTGCGATGGTCTTGATTTGCGCACTGAAGCGTGACTGTGGTGCGAATATTGAGACGATCCGCGATGGTCGTAAGGTTGAATCGTACCAGTTGCATAATGCTCTTGCGATTGCGAGCAAGATGGTTGGTTCGGCAAAGGCGACCAAGGCACCGAAGGCTGCGAAGGTTGCTGTGCTGAAGACCAAGACTGCGGTAACTCGTAAGTCTGCTGCAGTTGCGACTGATGAGACCCCGACAGTCGAGGTTGAGGAGGTTGAGTTTGATGAACTCGCCTCGCTGAAGGCTGAGTTGGGTCTGGGTGAGTCTTATTCGGAGTAAGATTCGCGCTAACAAAGTGGGGACTTCGGTCCCCATTTTTTCTACAGGTGAAGTATGACTACGATTAATACGAATGATGATGAATTGCTTGCGATTGAGATTGCGTATGGTGAACTCACGCGCAAGTTTGCAGAGCAGGGAATAAGTCCGTTTGCTTGTGCTGCAATCATGACCAAGATCGCGTTTATGATTTACAAGACTTCATTGAACGCTGAGGATTATGATGCGATGATCAATACAATCTCAGACAATCGAGATGAGATCAAGTCGTTTGAAGAATATGGAAGCGCAGGAAGATTAAATTGATAAACCGTCAATGGCGTCTTGCCGATAAAAACAATCATTACTATCATCAATCATATAATGGATTGATTGTAGGTCATGCGTACAATGTTGTTCATACAATTGTTTGGGGTGCCAAGATTCCAATCAATGCTGCTGAGGAATTAATTCTCGGTCAGTACGTTGAACTTGAATATGCCAAACGCGCGATTGAAGAATATTGGGAAGAGAAAGATCGAACTTTAGAGGTGATACATGAACATCTTCTACCTGGATACGGATCCTAAAATCGCTGCGCAGTATCATTGCGACAAGCATGTTGTCAAGATGATTCTAGAGTATGCGCAGTTAATGTCAACTGCTCATCGTCTTTTAGATGGAACTCAATCAGTTGCGAAAATTAATAATCGCAACCGCCGCATTTGGACTCTTCCAGACCAACGCGAACAAACAGTCTACAAACCTGTAAGTTGGAATCATCCGAGTGCCGTTTGGGTTCGGCAGTCACTAGATCATTATCAGTGGCTCTGGAATCTAGCGATTGAACTTTGTCAGGAGTATCGCCATCGCTACGGTGGTGAGAAAGATAAGCAGCACAAAACTTCGCTAGTGATTCAGAATCTAAGTTTCGCTCCGAACAACATTCCAAGAAATGGATTGTTCTCAGAACCACCACAAGCCATGCCTGAGGATGCCAAGGTTCCTGGCGATTCGATCACTGCATATCGAAACTATTATCGGATGTACAAGACTCGTTTTGCTACTTGGAAGGATCGCGAGGTGCCTTCGTGGTATAAATAAGAGGATGAAGAAATTCCTCGATTATTTACAAGAAGAAGTATCTAGATCCCAAGGGCTTCACGTTTTCGACGTGGATGATACTCTCTTTCACACGACTGCCAAGATCCGTGTAATGAAAGGAAAGAAACAAGTCGCCTCTCTTTCCAACTCAGAATATAACACGCATGAACTCCCTGCAGATCATCATTACGACTATTCTGAGTTTCGTTCTGCAGAAAAGTTCGACACTGAATCAAAACCAAATCAGCGTATGATTCAGAAGATGAAGCAATTGCACGATAAGACCAAGAAGGTCGGCGGTAAAGTGATCATCAATACCGCAAGAGCAGATTTCGATAACAAAGATCGTTTCCTTGATGCATTCCGTAAGCATGATGTTGACATTGATAACATTCATGTTCATCGCGCTGGCAATTTAAAAACCAAAGGCACTGTTGCCGATAAGAAAGCATCGATCATTCGCAATCAGATTCAAAAGGGAAATTACAAACATGTTTCTCTTTATGATGACAGCGAACAAAATCTCAAGTCATTCTTAGACTTAAAGAAAGAATTTCCGCACATTAATTTTAATGCGCATCACGTGAAGCCTGATGGAAAATCTAAACGTTACACTAGGTGATATATGCCGATTTATGAGTTTGTGAATACAAAAACGAAGAAGATTGAAGAATATAGCATGTCTGTTTCTGCCTACGATCAGTTTAAGGCAGACAACCCGCACCTAGAAAGATATTACAGTGAAGCGCCAATGTTTAGTTATTCTGGCGCCAAAGACTTCAATACAAAAACCGATAACACTTGGAAAGAAGTGATGAGTAAGATTGCTGAACACCATCCAGCAAGTCAACTCGCAGATAAAGTCTTGAAGAAGAAAACAAAAGACATTAAGACTCGCCAAGTGCTCGATAAGTATCACAAAAAGCAAGCCGCAGCACGTGCTGGGAAGTAGGGAGTCGTGTCAAAAAAGAAAAACGGAAATTCAAACAGTTACATAGAGATCACTCCAGAAACTATTGAGAAAAAGCCGCCACGAATCAAAGCAGCGGAACTCAAGAAGTTCGAACCACTCACTCCAAACCAAGCAAAGTTCTTTGAAACTTATGCAAGGGGTGATTACTTTACCATGCTTTGCGGTTCAGCAGGTACTGGTAAAACATTCATTGCTTGTTACAAAGCAATTGAAGAAGTCTTAGATAAAACATCACCATTTCATCGCATAATCATTGTTCGTTCTGCTGTTCAGTCTCGTGATCTTGGATTCACTCCAGGATCTGTAGAAGAAAAGATGAGTTTGTATGAACAACCTTATATGCAGATCTGTCATACGTTGTTCGGTCGCCGTGATGCTTATGATGCGATGAAGGAATGTGGTCGTATTGAATTCATTTCTACCAGTTTCATTCGCGGTATGAGTTTCGATGATGCTGTCATCATCGTCGACGAATGTCAGAATATGACTTGGGAAGAATTGACAACAATTATGACTCGTGTTGGTCATCGTTCGAAGATTATCTTCTGCGGTGATTATCGCCAAACAGATCTATATCGTAAGGCTGGAGATAAATCTGGACTTTGGAAGTTTCACGAAGTCGCCAAGACTATGAAGTCATTTACGAATATTGAATTTACAACCGAAGATATCGTTCGCAGTAGTCTTGTGAAAGACTTCTTGGTGGCTGTTGAGAAGTACGAAAGGCAAGAAGATACTTGACTTTTACTTGCCTTTGGTATATAATAACTATGTCTGGTTTGATTGAGAATTCTTGTTATGTTTAATCGTATTCGTCATGACTTTCCCAAACTCTTGCAAGAGAACGTCGACGGCACTCGCTGTTACGTGACTCCGACTGGCGAGAGATATCCTTCTGTCACCACAGTTCTTTCCGATTATGGGAAAGAAGCAATTCTAGAATGGCGCAAAAGAGTCGGCGAAGCAAAAGCAAACGAAGTCTCTCGCAAAGCCACCACTCGTGGAACCAGTGTCCATAAAGCATTAGAAATGTATCTCAGTAATGAGGATGTTTCTTCTCTAGAAATGCTACCGAACGTCAAGTCTTTGTTTGTTCGAATGAAGCAAGAAATAGATGCCAAGGTCAATAACATTCATTGTCTTGAAGATCGTCTCTTCTCTCATGAACTTAAACTTGCAGGAACTGTAGATTGTATTGCCGAGCATAATGGCATTCTCTCTGTGATCGACTTTAAGACTTCCGTTCGTCTCAAGAAAAAAGAGAACATCGGCAACTACTTTATGCAAGCAGCAGCATATCGACAGATGTTCTACGAGATGACTGGTCTTGATGCCAAACAAGTCATCATTCTCATCGGTGTAGATACAGCGAACTTTTGCCAAACTCTTGTCGTAAAAGAGGATGAGTTGGAACTACACAAGCAAGAATTGCTTAAATATATCGAAGCCTACAGAACCAAGAATAACTTGCCTTTGCTTTGATTCTGTAGTATAATATATCTGTCCGTTACGTTGGAGAAGCAAATGAAATGCGTAAGTTTAGTTGCTATGAGTGCAGTCCTCCTGCTTGGCTCACAAAATGCCGCCGCGCAGAGTCAGGGAGATATCGACGTATTGCTGGGTGCCGCTGCTGGAGCCGCAATTGGTTCTACGATCGGCGACGGTGATGGTCGTAAGATTGCCACTGTTGTTGGTGGGTTGATTGGTGCCAATATGGCAAGAAATAGCAATGAGCAAAGCCATGGCTATCGCTATGTTGGTCGTCGGTTCGAGTCTATTTGTAAAGATAAAATCCCTGCTGAGTATCGAAACAATGCTGGTGTTGCCCGTTCTTGGGTACAAGGTTGTGTTGCTCGCCTTGAGCAACGTCAGGCTGAACTTGAACAACAAGCATTTGAGGAGGCATTGAATGGACCTGCCAATTAATGAATATGAGTTGAGTGTGATCATTGAAACACTTCAACGTGATGGTCGATGGGAACTCCGTGATCGTCTTTTGCTTGTGCAGCAGTTGATGAAAGAAGGCAAGCCATACAAGAAAATTCTCCGCGAAGAATATAATCTCGTCGCATAATATAGTCTCTCTCAATCATTTCGATTAAATTAATTTATCGCTGAAGCGATAGATTCAGGGAATATTTTGCATATATACCCTTGTGTATAGGTTTCGTATAGGTTTTAGTTATACAGGAGTTTGAAAATGAAGACAGTTGGAGAAAAGTTAGAAGAATTTCGTATCACTGGTGTGAAGCCTGGTGCTCTTACACCTGACAATGCTTTTGAAGATATTACTGAAACATCATTCGAAGGCAAGTGGAAGGTTATTGTCTATTATCCAAAAGATTTTACTTTCGTGTGCCCAACGGAAATCGTTGCTTATGATAAGTTGAACAAAGATTTTGCTGACCGCGATGCGGTTCTTTTGATCGGTTCAACTGACAACGAGTTCTGTAAGTTGGCATGGAAGAATGCTCATGAAGATCTCAAGAAAACCACTTGCTGGTTCTTTGCTGATACTGCTCGTGGTGATGATGCTTACTACAATGACAACTTCAGCCTTGTTGAGCAACTCGGTGTGTTCTACAAGCCAGCAGGTGCTGCTCTTCGCGCAACGTTTATCGTTGATCCAGATGGAATCATTCAGCATGTCACTGTGAATAATCTAAACGTCGGACGCAATCCAGAGGAAACACTTCGTATCCTCGATGCTTTGCAGACGGGTGAACTTTGCCAGTGCAATCGTCAGGTTGGTGAAGCAACTCTATCAAAATAAAGGAAAACTTAAATGAAGAAATTAATCATTGGATTGATTATGTTATCTGCGCCAGCAATGGCTCAAGACCGTGTGGCACAGTATGACTTTGACAAGGATGGCAAAGTTTCATTTGAAGATGTAAATCGTTATTGCACAGTAACAAGTGGTTTGTTCGAAAGAGCAGATAAGAACAGCGATGGCTATTTGAGCAACTCAGAAATGCGTCAATCAAGAGCCTATTTGTTTTCACGCTGCACGGAAGTACCAAAGAACGGATAATATTATGAAAGCGAACGTCTGTGAAGTTTGTGGTTACGTCTATGAAGAAAACCAATACGGACGGTTTGAAGATCTGCATGAGGATTGGGCGTGTCCTCATTGCGGATCAGAAAAGGATATGTTTGAAGAGAAAGAAATCGAAGAGGATGAATTATGAGTTGGGTTGATACAATTAAAGATTCATTGCCAGAATATGCAAAAGTGTTAAACGGCTAAATAATAGACCGATTTAATGGCTGTAAACTGACAACCAGAGGAATCATATTATGAAGATTGAAGTGAATGGAAATACTGTTGAAGTGCATGTTGACGAAGAAGTCAGGAAAGGTTTAACTGAACTTGGCATCGATGTTGACAAAGAAATTCAACAAGGTATTGAACAGGGTTTGTCTGGTCGACAAGATCAATTATTAAATAAAAAATAATGGTTGTAAACTGACAATTAAAGGTGTTCTGGACTCGGGTTCGACCCCCGACATCTCCACCAAATGCCCATCACCTCTGCAGCAATGTACGTGGTGGCTATCTTATGGGGATGAATTTGGCTTCGACAGGGCAAGTAATAACCTGACAGCAACCAGTGAGGCGACTGACTTAATCAGCGCAAAAAACGTAAATGCAAACGATGATTCATTTACACCTATGGCGATGGCGGCGTAAAAACCCATTTCGCACAAAGAGTTGACCGCTCGGTAACAGAAAGGTCTGGGGTGGTGGTGCGAACCACCACCCTTTTCTTTCCACTGCAATAATGGAGACTCTAAACATGAATGCAGTAGATATACTACATAATGTTGAAAAATATTTTGATCGCAATCACAATTTGTTCTGTATGTGGGGTGGGCTCTTCTCACTCATATTTTTTGGAATCTTTATCCCATACAGAATGCTGTCAATACAAGAAGCAAATCTAACTGCTCAACTGTCAGCATATCAAATGCAAAACTCATATCTTGCCACACAAGTCAATGACATGTCTCAAGAAATGAAGTTCTTGCAACTCAGTTATGATGACAAGCAAAAGGTTATGCGCGAAGTTGATTGTCTTGCAAAGAACATCTACTTCGAAGCGCAGGGTGAACCACGTGCTGGCAAAATTGCTGTTGCTGAAGTGACGATGAATCGCGTCAAGAGCAATCAATTTCCTCGTTCTGTTTGCGGTGTCGTCTATCAAAAGACTAGAGGCACGTGCCAGTTCTCTTGGGTATGTCAAGACAAGAAAGTAATCCGCAATCGTTCGGCATGGAAAGAGTCCTTGCAAATTGCTGAGACTATATTGATTTTTGACAGACAGTACGGTATAATTGGATCTGCAAAATATTTTCACGCAGACTATGTTGATCCTGCTTGGGCTGAACGCAAACGTTTCATCAAGAAGATTGGTCAGCATATTTTTTATCATTGAGGTTCTATGAGAATCATTGAAGATGTTAAGTTGGACTATAAAGATGTCCTCATTATCCCGAAGCGTTCTAACCTTTCTTCAAGAAGCGAAGTAAATCTAGAAAGAACATTTACTTTTAGAAGTGGTAATAGTTGGAAAGGTGTTCCGATTATTGCTGCCAACATGGATGGTGTTGGCACCTTTGAGATGGACGCTGAACTGAACAAACATGGATGTTTAGTGGCGCTCACAAAACATTATAGTTCAAATGAACTTGTCGAACAATTTCAGCGCAAACTGAATAGCAGCATTTATTCATTGGGGATTAGTGATGGTGATCTTGTGAAGTTTGCATTTGTTTATGGCAATTTCAATTCCCCATCGATGAGAGTTTGTGTTGACGTTGCGAATGGCTATACACAATCCTTTGTTAATTTTATTCAAAGGTTTCGTGAGAAGTATCCTAACGCGGTACTGATGGCAGGTAATGTTGTTACACCAGAAATGACAGAAGAACTAATTCTCGCAGGTGTTGACATCGTGAAAGTTGGTATTGGTCCTGGCTCTGTTTGCACTACACGCAAAAAGACAGGCGTCGGCTACCCGCAGTTGAGTGCAGTTATCGAGTGTGCGGATGCTGCTCATGGTCTCAAGGGTCATATCATAGCGGATGGAGGGTGTTCCGTTCCTGGAGACGTAGTGAAAGCATTTGCTGCGGGAGCCGATTTCGTGATGCTTGGTGGAATGTTGGCTGGTCACAAGGAAGGTGGAGCAAGTGCACTGGGCGGAAATAAATTTTACGGAATGAGTTCTGATACTGCAATGGATCTGCATAATGGTGGTGTTGCCAATTACAGAGCATCTGAGGGCAAGACTGTAGAGATTCCATATCGCGGTGAGGTAAAACGAACTATGCAAGATATTTTGGGTGGATTACGTTCGGCATGTACTTATGTGGGGGCAAGTGAATTGAAAGAGTTGAGTAAGCGCACAACGTTTGTTCGTGTGACTCAGCAGTTGAACAATTCCTTGAGTGAATATGAGATCTAATATGGCAAGCCGCGAAGAAAAAAATAACTTTTCTATGATGATCATGAATCTGGCGATTCAAGAAAAGATTGATCACATGGATGCAATCACTTCATACTGTGAACGTAATAATCTTGAAATTGAAGTTGCTGCAAGTTTGATCAATGACTCGTTGAAGAGTATCATTGAAGGTGAAGCAATGGAGTTGAGGTTCTTGCCGCGAGGAAGTCGACTGCCTCTATGAATGGATACGATCTTTATTGCATCTATCAAGCCATCAAGTTGCACTTCACTTCAGAGAGTTATAACTTCTTTCAATATGATGGCAAGACTCGAGTATCTGTAGATGCATTTCAAAAACGTCGTGACAAGTTTCTATTCCACCGCCTTGCGCGTAAGTATCGCGACGATGAGATGGTTCCATTTTTGGTTGCTAATTTCGTTCACAGTGATGATAACTGGACCAAGTCATTGCTTGAAGACCAGGCTGAAGAAACTTATCGGGATTGGAAACGAACCACGGATTCGATGACCAAAGTATATCTGGAAGATCTGCAAAAGATATGCCCAGATCCAAAAGAGTTTAACAATTTATTTAAAGTTGAAGATGGGCAGTTTCCAAAACTGTTAGTGGCATTTCTCCAAAAAGATGTAACGATTGAGACTCTTGTGATTCTGAATAACATCTTCAACTTTATACAAATTTGGGACAAGAAGATTTCAGATGACATCATCTATCCCAAAGTGTCAAGAAAGGTGCGCAAGTATGGTGCTTTTCTTGCGGTGAACGTTGATAAGTATAAGCAATTGACAAAGGAAACTTTACTTGCTGACGAAAATACTATATAATGATGTTGTGATGATGAAAAAAGTGGACAAGTCGATATACATTAATACTACGCTATACGGAGAATACAAATGAGTCTAGCAAATCTAAAGAACAAGAGTTCTTCTCTTGATAAGTTGAAGAAGGCAGTTGAGCAATCCTCTGCTGGTAACGGTGGTGGCAAGAACGTTGATGAGCGTTTTTGGCAACCAGAAGTTGACGCTGCTGGCAACGGATACGCAGTTATCCGCTTCCTCGATACGCCAGCCGTCGATGGTGAAGATGGTCTGCCGTGGGTACAAATCTGGTCACACGGTTTCCAAGGTCCAGGTGGTTGGTACATTGAGAATTCTCTCACAACTCTTGGCAAGACCGATCCTGTTTCTGAGTACAACACTGTTCTGTGGAACTCAGGTATCGAAGCAAACAAAGAAATTGCTCGCAAGCAAAAGCGCAAGTTGACTTACATTGCAAACGTTCTTGTGATCTCTGACGCCAAGCGTCCGCAAAATGAAGGTAAGGTATTCTTGTTCAAGTTCGGAAAGAAAATTTTCGACAAGATCAAGGAGCAACTCGAACCTCAGTTTGCTGATGAGACTCCAATGAATCCCTTTGACTTCTGGAAGGGTGCAAACTTCAAGATCAAGATTCGCAACGTTGAAGGCTATCGCAACTATGACAAGTCGGAGTTTGAGGCTCCTGCTGCATTGTTGAATGGCGACGATGCGAAGATTGAACAAGTTTGGAAGTCTGCTTATTCACTCAAGGATTTCTTGAAGCCTGAAAACTTCAAGTCCTATGATGAATTGAAGGCGAAGTTGGACAAGGTTCTTGGTGCTGGTGGTGTGTCTGGTGCAACTGCCAAGCGAGTTGATGATGAGGAAGCAGCCGCTCCTGTCATTCGCTCTGCTCCAGCCAAGAAGGTGACTGCTGAGAATGTTAGCGTCGAAGATGACGACATGGCGTTCTTCGAGAAACTTGCTGCTGAGTAATTTGATTAGAAAACGGTAGGTGTTTTCGGGGGGACTTCGTGTCCCCCTTTTTTCATCACACAATAATTGACGAAGTGAATGATGTTGGATGAGAGAAGTCTTTTGATATTGCTCTGACAAAAGAGTTTTCGCTTGAACGCGAAGATGCTTTTAATAATCCTTGTTTTGGCGATTCAATTGGTTTTTGAGAACCAGCATTGTTATTATTCACCACTACTGGTGCTGGTGCTGGTGCCGCCTGTGCAGTCATTTGTGATGATGCGAGTTGAGCAGAACCTTGGGCAACTTGATTTCCTGTTGCACTTGCCACAGGAGTTAATTGCGCACTATTATAAGAAGGTGCTGCTGCTGCAGGAGGTGTTGCTGCAACCATGGAAGGTGGTGCTGCAGGAGCTGCAGCGACCATTGGTTGAGCATCAATTGCTGTTCCATCTGATTTTGTTGCTAGTGGATCAGTAGTAGAAGGAGCTGCAGCAACAGAGTCAGACACAGAAGGTAATGATTCTTTTTGTGTTTGAGCAGTAATTGGAGCTGGAGGTGGTAATGATTCAGACTTACCAGTCTCCAAATTGACCATGTTACCTTTTGCATCAGCAACCAATGGCTTGGCATTTGGATCAGGATTATCTGGAGTAGGTGAACCCTCTAGTGGCTGAATGTGCCATGGCTCATGACTTAATGGTCTCTTCAATCCAAACATTGCTAAGAATGAATCTGTTGTGACCTTTTGACCATTGAAGGTCATACCATTAATTGTATCAATACCTGCTGCACCTTTACTATTAATATCAACAGCAGTACCACGACCGTGTGCGCTGCCCTTGCCACCCAATGCTGCTGGTAGCGCAACCCACTTGCGAGTCATTTTAATTAGTTGCGCTTCAGTGGCATTTGGATTGGCTGCTTTAAGTTCATTGTATTTTGCAGTCCACAACTTCATCTGCTTATCATCTGATCGATATGCAGATGTAAGCATAAGTTTCTTTCCAGTGACTTCTTGGAATGCCTTTGACATTCGAGCAAGACGATCTTGCATTCCACCTTGAAGTCCAGAAGTATCGACACCAGCGTTTTGTTTCGTTGTAACTTGATCTAGTTTTGGTGATGGTCCCGAGAATAAATTCGAAACTGCACTTGCAACTTGTTTTGCACCAGAAACCACACCCGCACCGATCTCTTTGGCTTTATCGACTGCAGTTTCAAGGAATGTTTTTGGTCGCGCAGCTGGTGGTGTTGGTGCAACTGGTGCTGCTGCTCCACCCACGGCTGCTGGGATTGTTGCTGCGGTTGCAGTTGTTGCAGCCACAGTGCCTGCGCCTGGAAGTGCGCTTTTATCTGCTGCAGCAACTGGTGCCATTTTTTCTTTTACAGGAGTAGGTTTTGCTGCTCCAGCGCCTTTTTGTTTCTGAGCCTTCTCATCATATAATTGTTTTTCAGCATCTGATAATGCAGAGAATTCTTGCCATAATTGATAAAGATCATAAGCCAGCCATAAACTGCCAACGATCGTGACAGCAGCACTTACCCAACCAATGCCTGGCACAGTCGCCATTCCACCCGCAAGTGCAAGTCTGGCTCCGATTTTGGCGAATAGTTTTGGTGCTCTTTTCTTGACGAAGCCGACAAATAAATCCCATGCTTTTGATTTAACGTTCTTTACAACTGCAGTTTGTGCAATTTTCTTTGCGGCAACTGCACCTGCAACTGCGCCTGCACCACCAGCACCTGTTGCTGCTGCTTGTAATTTAATATCTTTCTTTTCAGCAGCAATTTGATCACCAACTATTTTCTTTTCTTCTGGAGTCTTTGCCGCCATTGCTTGCTCTTTCAAAGCCTCGCCGCCTTGAATTTCTAAATTTGGATCACGCAATGAATCAACTGCTTGATATGCGAGGAATCCACCTGCAGCTGCTCCTGCCAGTGCACCAATTCCACCAAATCCTCTTCCACCGCCTCTGCCACGACCTCTTCCACGACCACGACCCCTTCCACGACCACCTCCACCTCCACCCAGTCCTCCCAGTCCTCCTAATGCACTTCTTGCGAGTAGCATGTTCAATTTATCGTGAACAGAAAGTAGACCAAGCGTTGGTGTCATACCGTTTAATGAAGAAACGGCGTCACCAGTTCTCTTCATCAATTTCTTAGAATCTAGGTCATCAAGTTTATCTTCCAGATATTCTTTGAGTTTAACTAATGGTTGTTCATCTGCACCGATTGCTGCTGTAAGTGCTGCTGTTCTGGCTGCGTTTCCGCCAGTGGTGGCTTCCTTTGCCGAAGCCAGTTTGTTTGTATCAAGATTTCTATATCGACCGCCACCAGACATGCGTGGATCAAAAGTATATCCCGATTTAAGAGATGGCTTTGTGAGAGCTCGCTCAATATTTTGAACCATTCTTTGCGTAACAAGCACGTTGCGAAGAATCAGTGAGAGTGGTTTCGCTAGTTTACCTACACCACCACCGCCGCGCTCACCCTTCTGCTTTTTATCAAGACCAAATTTTGCTCTGGCTTCTTTAACTGATTCTAAAGATTCATATTTCTCTAAGCCTAATTGCTTAACCAGTGTGCTAACATCTCTTCCAAGCAAACCTTTGAAGAATGCTGATCGGCGACCTTTGGTCCCTTCTGTAGCAATTTTCCATTCATCAGCCACTCTAGATCTGGCTTTTGCTTCTGCGATACTACCGCGAATAAAGCCTTTTCCTTCTCTGGCTTTAGCAGCTTCTTGAGCTGCGACTTTCTCAAAGGCTTCATTTTTGATATTTTTATTAATATCACTAAGAATGCCTTTTTTGAGTTTTGCTAATTCTTTTGGATCTATTGCCATTTATTTTATCTTTTGCGTTGCATTTCTAACATCTTCATCTTTTCGTTCTGTTCTTTTATCATTTCCTGCAGCATAGTTATATAAATTTGCTTTTCCCAAGGTATCATATTCTCTAGTTCAGTTAAAGAATATTTGTGATGCTGCATCAACGAGAAATTCGTTGTATAATAATTTTTCAAATCGTCATAACCAAAAATTAATCGAAAAAACTTAGAATACCCTCCACGTTAACATTATGTACAAACCCACATTTACCGCATGCTAATTCTTGTTCTAGAACAACACGAGGGCTGGTTAAGAAGAATTGTTTAATGTTTTGTACCTGATCGATTGTTAGATTATCGAAAAACGTCATGAGTTCTTCTTTGATAATATCTTCTTTTTTGTATATCTGATTTTCATCATAGATGTAGTCGAGATATTCTGCAATAACCTCATAGCCACCATCTTCGAATTTGTCATCTAGTGCAGCTTGAGGAATCGTGATTGATGGATAATTAAATTTAACGCCAACATTTTCCGTCAATTTAATAATGCTTGAGTGATTTTCTGTTTCTACATACTTAATGTTTTTAAGTAATAGTTCAAACTCAGTATTGTGACCACATGGCTGATCTTCTACAACATTATTGCATGTGTAGACCATTTGAGCCGTTTCACCAACTGAGTTGATTCGTAGATGGAGAAAAAACATCTCAACGTCAAATGTTGGAAGATTATCTACGTCGATCTCATCTAAACAACAATTCGTGATAATTTGTTTAATCGTCGATGTAATCTCTTTTAAATCCTCTGATTCTTTCGCCATTAAAAGAAGTTTTTCTTCTTTTACAAGGAATGGTCGAAAACGAACGTTCTTATCTAAGGACTTCAAATACACTTCATGTATAGGATGTTCAATTTTTGGCAAAGGCATAATTTACTCCATATTTTAAAAATTAAAAGTCACCACTTGCACCACCACCAGCAAATCTTCCACCTCCGCCACCTCGGAAAGGTGGTGGAGTGGTTTGCGGTAATGATGCTGGACGTTGATCAATAACAGGAGGTGTCGAACCAGAAGCAGTTGGTGTTCTATTTTGTTGTGGTCGTGGTGCAGGCATTGGATTTTCTAATCTAGGTCTTGATGATTGTTCTAATTCACCAGTTATCCAGTATTCATATCTAAAAGTCACAGCGAGGCGATGAATGCTATCATCAGCCCAATTCATATTCATTGGAGCGATCGCTGTCGGAAATGCTCCGAAAAAAGAAACTTTATAGATGACAGAAGTAGGTTCATAAATTGGCACAGCTGCTCTCGCACGCGCTGCTTTTTCATCTATTCCAAGACTTCCAAAATTAGCAGCTGATGTATCTCGAGCAATGCCAAGGCTTCCAGGTGCAGCTGTTTTTGAATCTCGTGCGATACCTAAACCTGCGTTTTCTATAGAAACTTCAGAGAATTGATTAATCTCAATTTTAGGAGACGTATAAGAATCTTTATAATTTGGATTGTAATTATTGATTGGAATTACAAGATTTATCCACTTGTCGAATAACTTCTTTTCCCAAAAGTCACCAGAACAAACAAAGGTGAGTGTTAAATCAGCAAATGTTGGAAATGAAGCCACAGGATTTGCAACGCCATAGTAACGACCATCAACCGTATTAACTGTGTAACCTGGTAATTCTGTGGCTTCACACTGAAAGCGAAGATCAGACGCATTTATCCCCAATCCTGGTGGAGCGATGATTCGAACATCAAACTTGGAAGTTTTTGCAAAATCATCATGTTTTGCGAAATGTGAACGAAATGTGTCTACATTAAATGCCATTAGTTATTATACACCATTTTCTCGAACGGAAGAAATATTGCTGTTTCCCAGTTATCTGGTTCAACGTAAATAATCGGCGACATGATATGGGAAAATAGATATCGCTTTATGCATGGTTCAATCAATCGATACCTTCGTGATTTAGAGAGCAAATCATACGACATTCTAAATCTTGTAGTATCGTCATATTTATCGTTGTTTATAAAGTCATGTAATCGATCCAGAAGCAATAGGCGATTGTATGGGTCGAGATAATGAAGATTTAATCCGAGGAAACCATCGCTGTAGATGTCCATAGGAATCACAAGCGGAAACTTATCCCAAACTGGCAGTTCGTCTTTAAGTTTCGGATCGTAGTGATACAGATACATCTTTCCGATAAATGCCTGAGGCGAGACTCTACTTGAATCGTTGAGGATGTTAGATCGATTGGATGGCATTCGAAGTTTAAAAAACTTGTTTTGTATCCATGCGCGAGCCTGTGCTGTTCTGGGTTTAATCCCATCAGCAGTCATTTCTTTATTCAGTTTATCAAATAGTGATGGCATTAGATACCTAAATTTTCTTCGGTGATAACTTTAAATTGCCAGCTCCTGTCTTTGCAATATTCGACAGCAGCCTTCCATTTCGCCTCATTTACGCCCCAAGTCATAACCTCATTGATGTATCGTTTAGTTATTTTGCTTCTCTTTTCTGGAGGTTTAGCCTGACTTTTTGGCTTAACTTCGAGAATCATCGCCTCGAGGATCCCTTGTTTGTTCCGAACTCGCACGAAAAAGTCTGGAAAATAACGATGCCAACGATTATCTACTGGGGATAAATACGGTATTACAATCTCTTCATTAGACCATTCTACAACACTCGAGTTTGTATCCAAGTGCACCATGACTCGGCGTTCCCAAAGCGATCTGTACCAGATGTTTGTGGGATCACCTAAATATTTATTGGTATTTTTAGGACTAAATTTACCGCTGTATGCCATCACTTATTTATAGGAACATTTAATGGCTCAACAATCACCTGTAAGCCAACCAACTGTCACACGATCAAATGCGCAAACGCCCTCGCCGACAAACGGGAGCCAACGACAGACAACTGGTCCGCAAAGTAAAGCAGAAGGTTCTTCTTATGAGTTTAACGATCTTAGATTCCCTTTAAATGTGGGTACAGTAGAAAAACATCTTCACTGGATTAAATTTATTCCGACTGTTCAAAACAAGTCTAGTTATAATGTAAAGAAGGCTGTTACGGGTGGTCTTCAGCAGTATAGCACGGCAGACGGAAATAGAATTGGCGGTAATCAACTTGGGCGATCCACAGATCCATTTAACAATGCTGCATCAATTGCTGGATTGGGAGCTGTTCTTGGAGTTATAAGAGGGGTTGAGGGTGTATTGGGCGCAGATAATTTGGGAGAAGTGATAAGTGAAGGTGCTGGAGGCGCAGTTAAAGGTTTTATAGGTGGTGCGTTTGCAGGAGCTATTATTGGCTCTATTGACTTAACTCGCAAAACTCGACGCGCTGCGGGGTCAATTGGTCTTTACATGCCTGATACAGTGAATCAGACGGTAGTAAATGATTATGATCAGGTAAGTTTAACACAGGCATTGGGGAATGCTGGCTTGATTATGCAAGCTGGAGAGTCAGCTATTAAATCAATGTCTGAGGCTGCACTAAGTGAACAAATAAGTTTTGGTCAAACTGCTGGTTCTGCTGCAGCATCTGAAGCGGCAGGCTTTTTTGCAGAAAAAACAGGAGCGTTTGGTCAAGGTATCACAGATGTTCTTTTGTTCTCTGCGGGTTATGCACAAAATCCTCAAGTAGAATTGCTCTTCAAATCAATTCAAAATAGAGAGTTTCTTTTCGATTTTAAATTTGTTCCACGAAACAAAAAAGAAGCAGAAACGATAATTAAGATTATTCAAGCATTTAGATTTTTTGCTGCACCTGAAATTCCTTCAACGGGTCTTGGTCGTTACTTCGTACCACCGTCAGAATTTGATATTGTTTTTATGCTAGGTTCTTCGAGAAATCCAAATCTTCCAAACATATCAACTTGTGTTCTTCAGGGTATCGATATAAACTACGGAAGCGCAGGACAGTGGACTGCATTTAAAGATGGTATGCCAGTTGAAATTTCAATGCAGCTTCGATTTAAGGAAGTCGAAATCATGCACAAAGATCTCGTTAAACAGGGTTACTAATGAAATACTTCGAAAGTTTTCCTGGAACAATCTATACATTCGACAAGAATACATTAAACAACCAAGTTGTTACAAATATTCTTGCTCGTTCTACTTTTTTGCGAGAGGTGGCGAACAATACATCTCTCGCATATGAGTATAATGTAAAAGAAACCGACACTCCAGAAATTATTGCTCATAAACTTTATGGCGATGCGTATCGCAGCTGGATTATTCTTCTTTACAATCAAATTATTAATCCATTTTACGATTTTCCGCTAACAACTGATGCGTTAGATTCATATATTCAAAACAAATACAATCAAACGATTAATGAAGCACTTACAACGATTCATCACTACGAGAAAGAGATAACCAAAGAATCAATTTACAACGGATTGTTAATCGATAAATCAGTTGAAACGCATATTATTGGCGAATATGACGTTGATTATTCTGATAATTCTATCACACCAGCCACACTTCCTGGTACTGCCGATACATCATTAACAGTGAGCACAGAAACTGTTGCATATCCAGATTACATCTTGAAGATCACCACAGTAAATAAAGCAATCTCAAATTATACAAATGAATTTAATATTAATGAATCCAAACGAACAATCAAAATTCTTAGCGAAAAGTTCGTTCAAAGAGTTGAAGATGAGTTCAGGAGTTTAATGGCTGATGGCTGATAATAATGGTGTCTATAACTCAAAAGACTATAAAATAGTCAATCTTGAGTTAATAAATTCTGGTGGACAAACGATTGATTTGCGCAATATTTTTGTTGAGATGCAAATTTTTCAGGACATCTATTCATCTGTGATGAATGGAAATATTTTGATTCAAGACGGTAATGATACGTTTGCCAACTTCTATATGTGTGGTAATGAGTATCTTAAAGTCAAAATAGACAAACCTGGACTAAATCGACCATTAGAAAGACTCTTTAGAATCTATAAGACCACAGATCGAAGACCTTCTACTGATTCAGGTCAAGTTTATCTTCTTCACTTTTGTTCTGATGAGATGTTATCATCCGAATCATTAAATGTGAGCAAGGCTTATAAATCCACTAAAATTAAAGATGTTGTTTCTGATATTCTGCTCAAAGAATTAAATGTTGATCCACAACGAATTGCAAGTTTAGAAGATACCTCTGGATCTTTTGATTTAATTATTCCAGGATATCGTCCATTTGAAGCAATTCAATGGGTGACAGCGCGTGGTTATGATCAGAAGAAATTTTGTTACTTCTTTTTTGAAAATAAAAATGGTTTTAATTTAATGTCGTTACAAACGATGATTAAACAAAAGCCATATAAAAAACTTAAATATGAACTTAAGAACACACAAAGCGATCCTGCGTTGAACAAAGACTCTATTGACAACTTTAATATTATAAATGATTTTGATATGTTAACTTCTGTTTCAAATGGATCGTTCTCTTCACGTTTACTTTCTATCGATATATTCTCGCAAAAGTTTGAGAATATTGATTACAATTTATTGACTGCTGAGGCGCAAGGAAATCTAATTAACAAATTTAAACCAGTCAACACCTTTAAGAATTCTAAGAACGAGACATTGTTTAATTCTCCATATGCATTTTTTAGAACATATCTATCAATTAATGACACGGCTTCTGAGAAAAGCAATGACATTAAGTTTTGGATGCAACCAAGAGCAATGCATATGTCGTTATTGAATCACTTTAGAATTCAAATCACAGTTCCTGGTGATATTGAAATGAAGGCTGGCGATATTGTTGATTATGAGTTTCCTATGTTTGAGAGTGCAAAATCTAGTGGTAAAGCACTCGATAAAACACGCACTGGTAGATATCTAGTCGCATCAATTAACCATAAATTTAATGGTGATACATTTGAATCGATTGTAGAACTTGCCTCTGATTCTTTCTCTGAGGCACTACCTGAAGCGAAGAACGGAATAAATGTTTTGACTAAGAAGGGTAAGTGATGCCAGGCGCAAAAAAGAATTTTATTGGACTTGAAGGTTTTATCTGGTGGGTTGGCGTTGTAGAAGATCGCCAAGATCCAGAGCAACTTGGTCGTGTTCGCGTTCGTTGCTTTGGTTGGCACACAGATCAAAAAGAATTAATCCCAACTAGTGCTTTACCTTGGGCGCATCCTGTTCTTCCAGTAAACAGCCCAAATATGTACACACCTAAAGAAGGTGACATGGTATTTGGATTTTTTATTGATGGTGGCAATGCACAAAATCCAGCAATTATGGGTGTGCTTCCAGGAAAGCCTGATGGCAAGCCGAACTATACAAAAGGATTTAGTGATCCAAGAACGAGTTTTGGTTCAGCGCCAAATAAACCAGATGATCCTGCAGAAGCATATCCAAAGGGTAAGTATCTTAAAGAACAAACCACAAATCGTCTTGCTCGCGGCAAAGCAGATTCAACTGTAATTGCTACAAGAAAAAAGAATCTCAAGAAGAACATCGTTTCAGCAGGTGGGGTTTCTTGGAGCGAACCACCTCCTGCGTTTGCGCCAAAGTATCCATATAACAATGCTCTTGAAACTGAATCTGGGCACGCACTAGAGTTCGATGATACTCCAGGTCAAGAGCGTATTCAATTGGCGCATCGCAAAGGCACATTTGTTGAAATTGATAAAGACGGCAGCGAAGTTCATAAAGTTGTGAAAGACAATTATGAACTTGTGATGGGTTCTGATTACGTTTACATCAGTGGCAAGTGTTCAGTTACCGTTGGTGGTGATTGCAATTTGAAAGTTGGCGGCAATATGAATGTTGAAGTTGCTGGCGGCATTAATATGTCAGCTGGTGGTGATATTCGTATGAAAGGCAAGAAAGTCTTTGTTGAATCTACATCTGATCTGAACATTAAATCGGGTGGCGTTGGCAACATGACGTCAGCCAAGAAACTCAGTCTCAAAGGTCAGAATGCTGCACTTCAGGGTGCAACTATTGATCTCCCTGCTGCTCAAATTAACATGCAATCAGGTTCTGCAACCTCTGCTTCTGGCGCAGGATTAACTGGCGGTGGAGTTATTGGTAACTCTGAAGATGTTGCTGATGCAGCATTGGCAAATCAAGATATTGCAAATACAGTTGCCGCAGCTGCCGCTACTGATGCCGCTGCTGCAGCTGCACTTGAGGAAGTCACTGTAACTGGAAAACGTGCCGCAGAATCTACAGCTGGATCAACTACTGGTAAAGGATTGGCTGGTCAATTAACATCAACAGTTAGCAATGTATTCAGTAAAGTTACTGCTGCTGCAGATGGCGTTCTTAAAGACTTTGCTGGCAAAACTCCACTCGGTGAAATTCAACAGAAACTCACAAACCTTGAGAATATGGCAAATCAAACGAAGGGCGAAATCCTATCGCTCAAAGACAATCTTAAAAATACTGTCACAAATAAACTTGGCGAAGTTAGCGACAACGCTATTGCAAGAAATCTTGAATTTAATGTTGATTCAGAGTTACTGCCTCAGAAGGCGGTGAATACCATCAAGACTGTAATTGGTAAACGCATCTATCCACTAACTGAAACAAAGACAACTGGTGATGGCTGAATTTTCTATACCATGTAATGGAACATTGTTGCCAACAAAGGCTGATCTGGCGAATATATTCGTTAAGATCGCTGACATTCCATCACAACTGCAAGTTGAAGCAGAAAAAATCCGAGCGCAAATTGATGGACCTAATGTAGAGCAAGCAGTTCGCGAGGCATTAAGAGAAAAGATTGCTCCAATCGAGGCGCAAGCTGAAGAAGTTCGACAAATTTTAGAAAAGGTCGACAAGGCTCTTGGGAATTTCCCAATATCTGCGAGCAAGCCATACTATAAGAGTTTAAAGATTCCTGACGACGAGTGGGAAAGAAAGATGACTGCTCTAACTCAGGAGTATCATCTTTATGTTCAGGCTAAACTTCTAGAGATTATTAATAATGTTTTGCCTGTAAGTTTTACAATACCTGTTCTCGGAATTAGTGTCGATATCGTACAGTTATTTGCAAACGCAAGTTATAGAGCCAGTTTAAAGCAACAAGTCGTTGACGAGGTCGACTCACTGGCTGCATTAATTCCAGATGCATACCAGTCGTATGAGGGTAAACTTGGAGTTTATTCGAAAGAAATTAAGGCGCAGGGTGTGTGGTCATATATTATGTCAATGGTCAAAAAGGGCGCGATTAAACTAATCCACCAATCAATGGCTGGACTTATCAATAAGTTCAAGACGATCTGGGATACTCTTGGACTGCCGCCGCTACCAGTTTTGTTAGATTTGGGTGTAGAAGGTATTATCAACTCATTGATTGGTTCTCTGAAGGCTCAGCTGGAGGGTGCAGCGGAGGAAGTTAGATTGAGAATCTATCAAGAAATCATCGATAAACTGGAATCGATTAATATCGCAGGGTATAGTTTATTAGATATTATCGGCGGAGATATCGACGACTTCATTCGTAGTCCAGAGGAAAAGATCAATCGTTACGTCGAAGCAGCGAGAGATTTCGGTGAAGACTGGCCAGAGTTTTTACTTAAAAAGTGGATGCAAAAAATTACCAGTTTCTTTAACGCTATCGGATTATCTGCTCTCACCGAGTGGATTAATTTTGATTTTTGCAAGTTCTTAAAACTTATTGGGATGCCAACTTCTATTACTGTGAATGTTGATTTTAACATAGATTTAACTCAAGGTGAAGCATCAGTTAGCCTAGATGCTTCCTATGTCGAAACATAAATAAATCAAATATCCAGCCTAAAATAGAAAAATGTCACTATTCGCTCGTAAATATTCCGACATCGATTTGAACTTTACAGCTCATCCTGTGACGAAGGATGTGACGAAAAAGTTAAACGAGAATGCGATTGCAGCCTCTATTCGAAATCTATTGCTAACCTCACACTACGAGCGTTTGTTCAATCCAGATATCGGCTCGAATCTTAAAAAACTACTATTCGAACCAATCGATAATGTGACCACCTCTATTATACAGGACATGATATTCGAAACTATCAAGAATTATGAGCCAAGAGTAACCATTGAAGAAGTCGTGGCGGCTCCTAACTATGACGACGAACGCTATGATGTGTACATCACATTCTTTTTAAATAACAGTCTCGAGCCCATCACGGTCTCTTTTTTCCTAGAACGGATAAGATAACATGGCAAATGTTGACTCAAAATTAAAAGTCGCTGAATTAGATTTTGATACAATCAAATCTAATCTTAAAGATTTTCTAAGAGCTCAATCTGAGTTTAGCGATTATGATTTCGAAGGCTCGGGTCTTTCTGTATTGCTTGATGTTCTCGCTTATAACACTCATTACATGGGCTATTATCTTAACATGGTCTCAAATGAGATGTTTATTGATACTGCGATTAAACGTGCATCAGTAGTCTCTCATGCTAAATTGCTTGGATATGTTCCTCGCTCACGTATTGCTGCACGCGCATTGGTCAATTTGACAATTACTCCAGTTGCAAACGATTCAAACAGTGCGATTGCAATTCCAAGATTTACTCGATTCGTTTCTGAATCGAAAGATGGCGTCAATTATGTTTTTGTGAACCCATCCGCTAGAGTTGTTTCTAAAAATTTAAGTTCTGGATTGTTCGTCGTTGAGAATTTAGAAATCAAAGAAGGGCAACCAAACGGCATAACATTTACATATGATTCACAAACCAATCCAAAACAAATATTCGAACTGCCTGATGTTGGTATCGACACTTCAACACTTCAAGTTAAGGTTCAAAGATCAGCGCAAAACGCCAATCAAGAGACGTACATCCTTGCTCAAGACGCAACTGACGTTGATGAAAACGCCACCGTGTATTATCTAGAAGAAAATAAGAACGGAAAGTATCAAATTTACTTCGGAGATAACGTCGTCGGTAAGGCATTAGTTGAGGGGAATATCGTTATCGTTTCTTATTTGCTCACATCTGGTTTAACAGGAAACAATTTACGCGAATTTAGACCTTTAGATACAATTTTAACAAACGCAAACGTTGCCGTGACACTGGTCAGCGCGTCTACTTCAGGTGCCGCAGAAGAAGATATTGAGAAAATTCGCTTCACAGCACCAAAAGCATTCATTGCGCAAAATAGAGCAGTAACAAAGAACGATTATATCGCTCTAATCAACCGTGAATACCCATATTTTGAGGCTGTCAATGTCTGGGGTGGTGAAGAAAACGTTCCACCAGTATATGGCAAGGTATTTTTCACTGCAAAACCACTTGGTGGCTATGAAATTACTGTAACTGAGATTGAATATGTAAAAAATTCAGTCATTAAGCCATTTTCTATGCTTACCGTGACACCTGAATACGTTGAAGCAGACTATAATTACATCAATCTTGCTGTTGACGTCAATTTTGACCCAACAAAAACAAATAAAACTGCCAATGAAGTTGATGCAGCTGTCATTTCTGCGATTAAATCATTCGCAATCAATAATCTTGACACTTTTAATTCATCTTTCAAGATTTCTCAGTTGTCAAGAGCAGTAGATGACGCTGATCCATCAATTACAAGTAACGATATTAAGGTTTATTTGGAAAAACGTTTTGCTCCCGATGTAACTCGCACATTAAGTTACTCTCTTGACTTTGGAACAGAGTTAAAACAAGGCACAACAGCCGAAAGACTTATTTCGACACCGTCATTCACCTATAATGACGACGCTGGAATTGCTAGAAATTGCTTTATTGAAGAAGTATTGCAGTCATTTACTGGCGTAGAGTCGATTGAAGTGTTAACTGGTGGCAGTGGCTACGTTACAACACCAACAGTTACAATCGACGGTGATGGCACAGGTGCTTCTGCTCGTGCATTAATTGTAAATGGTGCAGTAAAGCGTGTTGAAATCACCAATCCTGGTGTTGGGTATACTTCTGCAACTGTTTTAATCAGTGGCGGTGGTGGATCGGGCGCAGTAATTAGAGCAAGTTTGCAAGGTCGTATTGGTCGCTTGAAGATTTATTACTTCGACACCCAAAACGTCAAGAAAACTTTAAACGATAACATCGGTTCTATTGATTATCTAAATGGCATTGTAACATTAAATAGTTTTGCTCCTGTGGGAGTTTCTGATCCATTTGGAACTTTGATTCTAAAAGCAATTCCTGCGAAAAAGATTTTCTCCTCTGTTCGAAATAGAATTGTGACTTTGGATACAACTGATCCAAGTGCAATTGCTACAACAATTAATGCGGTGGTAGAGTCATAATATGACTGCAACTCCAAAAACAATTTCAGGATTAGTTGAGTCTCAATTACCAGACTTTATTAATGCTGATTATCCAAAATTTAAAAGGTTCATCGAACTATATTATACTTGGCTTGAGAATAATTCAGCCAATGGAATCTCAAACACAGCAGGTAACACAGTTTATCATGCTATGGGCATTGAGAACTATAGAGATATTGATCAAACTCCAGCAGAGTTTGTCAAATACTTTAAAGAAGAATTGCTACCTTATTTCCCAGAAAACACTGCTCTCAGCACGGAAAAAATTCTTAAGAGCGCAAGAGAATTTTATAGCAAGAAAGGTAGTGACGAGTCAATTCGTTGGTTATTCAAGGCACTGTTTGATGAAGATATTGAAATCACCTATCCAAAAGAAGAAATTCTGAAAACATCAGATGGTAAATGGATTAAACCACGAGCATTTAGAATTACTGTCAATGAATTTAATAAAAATATTGATGTAAACCTTCTCGAGAAACGACTTGTATATGGCACTCAGTCTGGTGCGACTTGTATTATTGAATCAGCAAATAGAAATATCGACCCAACAAATGGTCGCGAGATCATGGAGATTTATATCTCCAATATCAAAAAGTATTTCAACAACGGCGAATTAATCGAAATCAACTACGTTGATGCCAATGGTGTATCAAAGGTATTCAACGAAAGAATTATTGGTACTCTCTCGAATATTAGAGTAGATTCGAATATTCGCACAGATCCACAACAAAGACGTCGTGGATTGTTATACAACATCGGCGACCCTGTTGTAATTACTGGTGGTCTTGGAAATTCCGCAGAAGCAAACGACGCTGCAGCAATTGTTGGCAATGTTACTCTTGGTTCTATTGAAGCAGTGACGATGGTTTTCCCTGGATATGGATATCGTCTATATTCGAATACTGAAACAATTGTCTATCGTTCAGCTGGTGATGATCCAAACGCAAATCTATCAACAGATCTGCGTGTTCTACAATTAAACTCAACTGCATGCACATCAAATAGTCAGCGAAATTTTATAGAGTCAATTACTTATGATAAAACAGTAATTGACTATTTGGCTGACACTGATATAGGAAATGCTAACTACGCTGCCTTTACAACGAATACTAGAAATTCGTTAATCAATGTCACTGAAAATGATAAAGACGACGGATACAACAATTACGAAGAAGTGTGGGCAAACGGAACTAATTTCTTCGATGCACTATTTACTGCTAAGATAGCAACACCGAATAATACTATTTTCGGTATGGGTGGTGTTAGTGCAAATACTGGCGATCTATTGGTGTACGATGTTTCTAACACAGGACCATTAGCCACAGTATTGACTGGTGCTCAAATAAACACAAGAAACACTGCTAAATCTTTTGTGTTTAACAGTATAACGAATGCAAGCGTTCCCGCAAATTCGAATAGCATGATTGTTCAATGCTTGGACTTCGACACTGTGAATACAGGTGGTGTTGCTCTTGTATCTGTATTAAATGGTGGCGCAGGATTTAGAGCTGAGCCTGCGATTGAGATTACATCTCACTATGATACGCATTTGTCTGAACAGTATAGTTATGCTTCGCAAAAAGTATTAAAGAAAACATACTGGCAAACATTTAAAGATCTTGGTTTAATTGCTCACGTGTTTATTAACAACGGTGGTAGCGGATATTCTATTGGTGACGGACTAAGATTTAGCGGTCGTGGATATGATGCCAATGGTTATGTCCAAACA